TTCTCTTCCCCATTCCCATTTTGCAAATGGTTTTGCTTCGTGATAATAATTACGATATGCTTGAACAGCATCACCTGGTACTTTACATTGTGGGTAATGATTCATAGCTTGTGGAAATTCTGTTAGACCTATATTAGGAATATTCTTTGGTGCTTTAGATAATAATATACCTAGCTTTTTAATTGTTGCATGAGTCTTTTGACGTCTAAATTCGTATTCTAATCCCATAGCTGTAAAGTGTTCCCAATGCCACATATAATTATCAGCACTGGCCATTGTCCATGTAGTACATGGATGGTATTTATGAACGGCCAAATAATACATATCATCACGTTCATCTCCAAAGGTATAATACTGTTGCATTGTTTTGCCTGACTTTGATGGTCTTCGTTCTGGAGTACCATCCAACATGCGATGAGCTGTTGATAACATTTGAGCAGACTCAACAATCATTTTAGGTATATGTTTATCGCATAGCATTTGTGCTGCTATGACGGGATCATTATCTAATACAAATATGTTCATAATATATATTATACCACACTTTTAACTAAATGTAAACTATTCTTTTTTCATATCTTGTAAATAATCATTTAACACTAAAATCTTCTTTTTCATTTTATATGATAAATCTTGTTTACCTTTACAAGCTAATCTCCTGGAATAATTTGTTGCTTTTGAAATATCTTTCTTCAGCTTTTCTACATTTACTGAACTCATAAAAACTCCTTATATTAAAATTAGTTAAGTTCATAATGTAGGTTTTCCTATAGGCTATTCTCCTTTTTTAGTTTTCTTATCTGCTTTTTTTGCAGGTGCCTTTTTCTTAGCTGGTGCTTTTTTCTCTGGTGCTTTTTGGATTAATCCAGGGAAAGCATCCTGTACCACTTTAAGAGTTAGGCCTTTATACTTATCGTATAATTTTCTATCTTTTGCTAAAATTAACATTTCTGACTCAGATACATGTAATGATTCTAGCAAATCAATAAATAGTTTTTCTCTTTTACCTTGTTGTATTTCTAAACCTGTATTAAAAAAGTATTTGAACTTTCTAAATGCTTTATGCAATGTAGCATAGTTCATTCCAGCTGGTGCTGGGTCTTTTCTATAAGGTGGCTCTCCAGCCGGTAGTAACGAAACGACTGCTTCGTCAAAATTGATTCTCAACACATCTTTTAGTGCTGGACTTGATTTTTGTTGTAAGTATGCTACTCTTGCCTTATGTAGTTCTTTTCCTTCAACTTCAGTAAGACCTTGTAGTACTTCACTAATTAATGGTTTAGCCATTGTAAAATTCCTCCGCGACTTCAATCAATAGATTGCATCTTTTTTTAATTAAATAATTTAATACTTTCATTTTCATTGGAACCTTTTGGTTCTCATAAGTATTTATAATAGTTGTTTGGATATCATCAGGTATTTCGGTTAAATCAATTAACTTTTTATTACGTTGATAATTCCTATAGATTTCTTCTGGCATAACTTCTCTTAATCTATCAGAGTTTTCTAACCACTCATCAATTCTAGTTTGCCTCAATGGTGTTTGAGATTTATCTGTTACGAATGTATCGTCTGCTGATAAAACATTTGGTACACCATCACCACCATCACCGCGCATAATATGATTAAACGCGTATGTTCTTGGATTCTTGTCAGTAACCATCTTCTTTTGAATTGGACTGAACTGTTTGACATTTTTATATTTTTGTAATTGAATAAAGTCTTTATCACTAGATACAATCATCATTGGTTCATCTTTACCAAACTCTTGAGATTCTAAAACTAATGTAGCAATAATATCATCAGCTTCTACTCCGTCCATGTGAATTACTTTATAAGGTAAATTATCTCTAATTTCATCTCTAACTAAATGAAGAATTCTAAAGATTTCTGTCCAATCTTGGTCTGAATTATCCCTACCTTTTTTTCTGTTTGCTTTATAATGAGGGTAATAGTCTTTACGCCAGGTATTCATACCATCAGCACATATTACCATTTGGCCATATTCATCTCTGTATCTTTTGTTATACATACGAATACTATTTAGTATCATATGTCGTATCATTTCTTCATCGTTTAGTTTTTGCACAATAATATTGCTTAATGCAATTTGTGAATAATCAAGTAGTATCATTATCATCTTCCTCAAGTCGGTCTAGAAGTTTCTTGAGTTCTTCTTTACCTTGTTCATTTGCAGCTAATAAAGCTTTAATTTCAATATAAGCTCTATCAAAAGTACGATGTAATCTATGAGGTATACCCATATATCTATTTAACATCGCATTAATCATATTTACAATTACAAACATATCCCTAGATTCCTGTTGTAATTCATCTCTAAAATTCATATCCATAAACTGTTCATATTCTGAAGCTTGTCCTGTAGTTATGAATTCTTCTAATACTTCCATTAGAAATTGAGATGTATTTACACATTCATCAGATATTGCATCTAATGGATTTATGTTTTCTTTGATTTCCTCACCTGTAGGAAACTTGTAAATTTTTGCCATAATATTATTATATTATACCACAGTTTACCATAAATGTAAATAGTTATTTTAAGTTTTTTACTGCATTGCCACCAATGCGACAATTGATAATACCATTATAGTATTTATCATTAATAAGTACATCTCTAGCGAATTGTTCTTTAGCTTCCAGATAAGCACATTCACCTTTTGTTTTACATAAGTGAAGTATTTCCCTATGAAACATTTCATGGCCTTGTGTATCTACTTCTTCTTTAAGATGTACATTACTCCCGTAATAGTTTTTCCAATCTGACTCAACAAGTAATCTTTTTCTACGTTTTCTTGTCTTTGTTATTGGTAATGTTTTTTTGCTCCAAAAGAATTTCTTCCCGATATACATCCGTCCCGTCGCTCTGTTTGTTATCATGTAAACAAAACCGTATACGTCTTTGTGATCGTAATCTTCCGGCATTTCGTATTTTTTGCCTTTGTAAACCCATTCCATACTCTTATTTATTCATCGAAATCTAGCTCATCGACAGGTTCTACTGCTGAACCACAATATGGACAGTAAATAGGGTCGGGTCTCTCTTCTTCAAAATATATTTTTGTAGAAGTAAAACAAAACTCACAGTTGTGAGTGTACCAATGATTTGGCTCCATGGTTTATCCCAATTCTTCTTTTAGTTTATCGTATCCACCAATCTTTTCGCCATTGTATATAATCTGTGGAAACGTTCTAGCTCCAGGAAAAGTTTCTAACATCTCTTCTCTACCGAAGTCAGTACCTAATTGTTTATATTCGTATTCTAATCCTTTTTGCTCACATAAGCTTTTAGCCATATCACAAAATGGACATTGTGTTTTTCCGTAAATCTGTATCATAATGTCTCCTCAATAAATTTACCAATTGTTTCTATATCTTGTTCTGATAACATACCAGCTTGAGCCCACATAGTAGAACTCATAGCTCCAACTTCACCTCTATTTTTATATGTTGTTAATCTATCAATTATATATTCAGATGATTGACCAGCTAGTGCAGGAAATGCTCCCATGCCTTGACCTTGCTGACCATGACATGCTGCGCATCCAGCCCACAGTCCTCTAATAGAACTAAAAGGATCTTCATTTGCTGCAGCCTGTTTCATCTGTTCAATTTCTACTACAGTACCATTGAGTTTAACATATTCTTCATAGCATTCACCATAACATGAACCGACACTACTATATCCTGAGTATTCTAAGTCGGGGTAAATTTTAAATCCAAAGAACAATGCAATTGCAAATGTTCCAAATAAAGCCATTCCTAATTCCTTCATAATTCCATTCCTTTAAAAGTATTATCATCAACATCTTGTTTTACACCACCAACCACATAAGAACTAATTTCTGTTTCTTGTGGTGCAACTTGTACATTACCTCCAGATATCCATTTTTCTGTCCAAGGTAATGGGTTCATTTTTGGTACACTATATGGACAAGGTAAACCTAATGCTCTCATTCTTTTACATCCAATCCATTCAACGTAATCTTTTAGTATTGTTTCGTTTAATCCAATCATTGAGCCATTCTTAAATAAATATGATGCCCATTCTTTTTCTTGCTCTATAACTTTAGTGAATAGTTTTATCACTTCAGGTTCGCATTGTTTTGCAATCTTAACCATATCTTTATCTTCTTTAAGCATTAACTTAAGCATTGTGGTTGTTGCAGCTAAGTGAGTGTTTTCATCTCTTGCAATAAATTTAATAATCTTTGCGTTACCTTCCATTTTCTTGAGTTCAGCGAATGCCCAACTGCAGGCGAAGGATACATAAAATCTTATACCTTCTAGAGCATTCGCCGACATCATACACATATATAATGAGCGTTTATGATCCATTTTATTTGTTGTTGAATTATTGTCTTTAATTAAATCATCATAGTATTCAGCAATGTCGTTACCACATTCAAGTATTTCTTTTACATCTAGTAACCCATCAAATACAGCTGAAGGGTCAGGATATATATTCCTAATGATATGTGTATAACTTCTACTATGTATTGTTTCAAAAAATGACCATGTCTCTACCCAATTCTCTACTTCTGGTAATGAAGCAATAGGTAGGAATGCAATATTAGGTGCTCTACCTTGAACACTATCTAATAATATTTGACGTTTTAGGTTTGATGTAAAGATATGTTTTTCATGTTCAGTTAATCCATCAAAGTCTTTTTTATCTTTTGAAATATCTACCTCTTCGGGTCTCCAAAAGAATCCTAATTGCTTTTCTGTAATCTTTTCTATTTGTGGATATTTAAGTAAATCAAATCTTTGTATATCCACTGATTCATCTAAGAACATATTTTTTGTTAAATGTGATTTATTATTTTTACTTAGTATTGACATCGGGTCTCCATGAAATTGTTGATTTGGTTTCTATTGCATCTTGTGCACATTGTATATAATCTTTATCCTCTTCGCTTAACACAGACCAAAACTTACTAATCGTTAATGTATGTTCATAAACGACTTCCGGTCTTTTCATGTGGTAGTCTTGTTCCATCCAATTTTGCAGGATGTCCATTCTTTCGTTAATCTTATTTCTTAAATCTTGCAAGAGTCACAATCCTCTTCATCTATTTGTGGACTTGTACCACTTTCATATGTATGATGTTCCTCTTCCATTTCTCCAGCACCATCATATGTATTAAAATAGTATAATTGTTTTAATCCATATTTGTATGCTGTTACTAAGTCCTGTATCATTACTGACATAGGTATCTTATTATCCTCAAAGTGTTCAGGATTATAAGATGTGTTTACGCTGATTCCTTGGTCGATATATTTTTGTAATATACCACAGATACCAAGATAACCTGCTGGAGACTTTTGATCCCAGAGTAAATCGTACTTATTTTTGAGGTGGTGATATCCAGGTACAACCTGAGCCATCACTCCGTCCTTACTTTGTTTATATGATACTAAAGCTCTAGGAGGTTCAATACCATTCGTACTATTACTAATCTGAGCGCTCGTTTCAGCAGGCATTAATGCCATGAGAGTTGAGTTTCGAATTCCCGTTTCTCTGAGTTGCTCTCGTAACTCTGCCCACGGTAAACGTTCTTCATGCTCTATTAAATTATCTATCGCTCTCTTGTACGTATCGATAGGAAGTATCCCTTCGGAATATTTCGTATCATTATTATATATTACTTTTCCTTTTTCAAGGGCTAGGTTTGCTGATGCTTTAATTAAATAATATGACCATGCTTCTGCGTATTCATCTACGATCTTATATGCTGATTCATCATATTTTAATCCACGCTTTGCTAGGAAATATGCTAGGTTAATAATACCTACACCAAGTGGCCTTCTTCCCATAGTACCCTTTTCTGCTGCAGCTACAGGATAATCTTGATAGTCAAGTAATTCATCAAGTGCTCTTACAGATAAGTCACAATACTTTTCAAACTCATGTGTCTCATTAATTAATCCCCAGTTAATAGCAGATAATGTACATAGTGATATTTCACCTTCACTATCAACGTCCATTGGTTTTGTTGGTAAATCAATTTCACAACATAAGTTACTCATTTTAATAGGTGCTCTTCTTGGATTAAATGCACCATGATCATTTGCATGGTCTACATTCATTACATATATTCTACCAGTATCTTTTCTTTCAGTTAAGAATTGAGAAAATACTTCAAGAGCTGGTAATGTTTTCTTACGAATAGAATAAGCTCTTTCGTATTTTTCGTATAACTCTTTAAACTCATCTTGGTCAGCAAAGAATGCTTCATATAATCCAGGTACATCATTAGGGTCAAAGAATGTTATATTACCACCAGTTAATAATCTTTCATACATTAATTTATTAAATTGGAATGCATAATCCATATGTCTGACTCTAGTTTCTTCAGTACCTTTATTATTTTTTAATACTACTAAATCTTCAAACTCATAGTGCCATACAGGTAAGTATACAGTAGCTGCACC